CGGTTTTCTTTTCTTTCTTACCAAGTCCCTCTACAAATTCCTCTTTTTTATCACCTATCATACTATCTAGAATGCCTTCTAATAATCCTGTCTGTTGTTCTGACTCATCTAACTGTTTATCTTCAACACTCTTGCCGCCCGCTAATAATCCCAAGTCTTGTCCAATACCCTTAAAGAAATTACCAACATTACCCATAGTATCTTTAAGAAAATCAGCTGCTTCCCCAAAGGGTCCAAGAACCTCCTTAACATGACCACTCACAGCCTGAACAGACTTCTGCGCCTGCTCTGTTAAAGCCTGACCTGTCTTGAGGTTCTGTACCATCTGTTTTAAGACAAACTTATTCTGTCTATCATCTTCTGCCATAATTTTCTCCAATAAAAAAAGGTCCAAGGGCGCTGACAAGCCCTTTAGACCTTCTTAGGATCCTTTAGCTCTAAGGCTAAGCGTGGCTTATGAGGAAGCAATACTATCTGCGTCTCTCTTAATATCCCTCACTAACAAATTAAGATAAGCCTCTCTTTCAAAGTCAGCCATTTGAAGGCTCTCCTCGATACTTATCCCAGCTAGCTTTGCTAGCTGATACTGCTGAGTAACAATGGCATCCATTGTTATATCAGAACACAAAATTTTAATTAGAAAAAAAACTGATTCATCGGAATGTCCATTTCTTGAGTAAATCCACACAGTTGGCCATGAGAGGTTCCAAATTTAGGAGCTTTCATGTGCCTACATGATACTTTAAATACAAAATCCAAACCGAAATCATACTTTTCAAACCAGCCTGTAACCAAATCGTATTGTCCTCGTGGAATACTTTCCAGTAAGAACTGTTTATCCTCTAAGGTAACCTCAGAATCAGCTCCTTCCGGAGTTATAACATTTCTGACAACAAGAGCGTTAGCTACTAAAGATGTCTCCGTAGCTAACTGTAAAGGTGTAAGAGTATCACCAAACTTATTTCTTACATAGTTGTAAGCAAAAAGTTGATCTTCTCTTGTCACAAAGTCAAGTTCTAGACTGATATTTTCATCTAATTCAACAATATTATTAATATCAGATGGCGGAAATTTCAATTGTAACTTTTCTAAATCCACGCTCTGTAATGATTGTGAACTACATTGAGGACAAACAAATTCAAATTGGTATTGGTTCCCTTTTGTCTTTTTACGGATTTCAACAAGTAAGAAAAATCTATCTTGTAAATACATTTCCCTTATATTGAATCCTTCATTTAAGACAGAGGACCCAATAAGCTCATCTAGAGCGTGCTCGATGACCATTGGGTCTTCCTCATTTTCATAAACCAATACCTGTTTCATTTGTCCCGTGGTTAACGGTTTGAATCTAATGACTTCACCTGTACCTGGTGTGGTAGCATCAAATTCATAGACATTCAGATATTTTTTGAAATCTGACATATTTTCACCTCACTAATTATTTAATACAATATTATCCTGCGAATGATGGTGCACTTACATAAGCCACACCACGATCTACAACATGGTATTGATATGACCAAGTAACTGTAAACTGTGCCACATCAGTAGTTGCATAGTCAAGTTCCACTGCTGAAACTGTCATTGGCCATGCTCCTATTAATTTATACTTGAGAATGGTGTCGCCATCAAGACCTATCAGCTCAACCTGTTGGTCAACCATATAATCTACGGGAGACCCATGAACATTAGTAGTTGGGTCTAAGATTATCCTTTTCCACTCAAGATACCACTGTAAGATGTCAGCATCTTTGTCAACATTAAACGTAACGTCCCATGTTCCGAAAGTTGCCTTTCCAGCCATCTTATAGTCAAATCCTTGCCAAGGAACTATGATCTCCTCATGGGTTGATTCAGGAAGCGATGCCGTCCTTACTAAGTAAGTCGCAGTATCGGTATCTGCGCCCAAACCAAGCGGGAACACTGGCTTAACATAGAACAGGTAGCCTCTGGCGCCTGCCTGAAACTTAGCTCTAAAACTTTCAATATCAAAGTTTGGCATTCTTTTTTCCTCCTATTAGATTATCCTGCTCTCAAAGCTGCGATCTCAGTAAAGGATGCACCAGTCTTGGTTGCTATGAAATTCAGGACTATAAATTCTGCTGCTCTTGTTGGCTTGACATATATATCAGCCCAGAGTTCATTTCTATCAATTCTCTCTGGAGTGTTATTAGTCTCGTCACAGATAACGAGATAGTCATAGACACCTCTCCTTGCCTTCACGTCCCTAAGGAACGGGTCAATCATATTGACCAATAGAAGTCTGGTGAGATCATCATTTGGTTCAAATAAGAAATACTTGACTGCTGTTGAAATAGATTTCTCTAGAATCATAAACAATCTACGGACATTAATCCTATTGAACGCTGAAGATTTATCTAATATAGTTTTTTGACCCCAAATAACCTTGCCTTGACCGGCAAAACTAACAATTGGGTTCAAACCATTTTGGTAGATAACATCTCTGTTTCCAAGAGTTGGATTCCATGCAAGTTTTCTAATATTTGATAGACCGCCTCTATTAAAGCCTGCGGGTGCAAACCATGGGTCCGTCACGTTATCAGTTCTTGCAAAGATGCCTGCCGCATGACCTGATGCTGGAATCCAGCGATAAGTTGCATTATACTTATCATAGACTTCAAGCCAATTGGAATAAACAGCTGCATAACTTGTGTTAATGTTTAGATTATCATTAGAATATACACCTGTTCCTCGTCTCCATTCCCTAAGCTCAGTAAGTTCATTACCACTGTTATTAATAACAATATCTCTTGGACAATCAAGAACGGCCATCGCATCCAATCTACCTTCGCAGATTGTTGTAATTTGCTGTTTTACAAAACTTGATTTACCTGAATCAATAAAGATATTGACATCAATTTCTTCAGGATTCTGATATAATTCATAAGCTATTTGAATTTCTGCATCTGACAAAGTGGTTCCTAAATCATCGTCACCGCCCTCAAATTTTTGAAAAGCAGAAGTAGAAATTGTTATAGTATCATCAGTCTGAAGTGGATTCATAGAAATTCTTACATACTTAGATTCTGAATTTATCTTATTATTTGCAAACATACTGACACCTTGGTCATCTACTTTAGCTTGATTGGTTGAAACATTCCAAGATTCAACTGTCGACCAAGTGGTCTCATTTTGTTCCTGTGCTTGAACAACTATAAGAAATTCTTTAGTAGATTCAACAGCGGTGTCAATGGATGAGAGTGCAGTATATGTATCCCAACCTTGATAACCGCCAGTTACTATTGCTGCATGAGTACCATAATCGGCAACAGCAAGCCTGATTTTATTACCCCATTCACCTCTTGAAATTGCAATCATCCAGAACGGGTCTGTTCCTGTAGCCGGATAATCAACATGAAATTCATCTGGGTCCTCACTAGGAAGATCAGCTAATTTATAAGAATTAGCAGTTGTATAGGCAGTAAAATCTACACCTGCACCTGATACTGCCTTTGTTCCTCCAAATGTTGCAGAAACCGGCATGGCACGGGTACAATATAATTTATTACCCCACCTTAAATATCCAGCTGCTGATAAAATATCATTGTAATTAGCAAGCACGTTAGTAGGCTTACCAAACTCTCTAATAAGCTCATTCTCATCTGTTATCAATTTCTGTTTATTCTCGGCGCCCTTCCAAGTGTTTCTTAATACTGCAACCGCTATCGAAGTTGCCACAGCAGGAATAGTCGTGCTTAAATCAATTTCGTTTACGGCTACAAGGGGACTTAAATAAAAAGCCATTTCGTTTTTCCTCCTTAAATTTTATCTTACCACTCTATGTTATTTACTTTCTTTGCGCATAAATACCCAATGTAATATAAATATCTATACGAGGTGTAAGATAATGGTAGATACACAACCTAAAATAAAACGAAACAAAATCTATAATTTTCGGGTTTCCGATGAAGAACTCCAAATTATTCGAGAACTGGCAAGGGAATATAATCTCCCCGGTATGTTCCGTTCATGGATAAAGGAAATCCATGATGAGCTTCATCGTGACCCTGACGATTCTACATACGGCTTAGGTGGCCGCAGTTGACCGTTCTCTAACCTCGAACCGGTCGTAAACAAATTGACAGGTACACTCTAAGTTTGTCTCACCTTCTCTGGTAGTAAATGTAATCTCACCTAACATATTTATCCAAACATTCGTAAAATAAATTCTAAGAATTTCATTCTTGAAGTTATCTGTAACTCTTAATACAGCATCTACAAGATATGCTGGCGGCAGAGCGCCATGAATATCTTTATTATTATTGATTGCTGTTAGCCATCTATAAAGGACACGCCAATTTAAGAATGACGAATCAACGGTAAAAGATACAGACCATGGCTCAAATGTCATCCTACCACTGTCAAATGGGATTACAGCTCCCATATATGTTCCTTCAATAATATCTAATGATAAACCAGGAACGATAGTTTCAAAAATATTCAAAGTCAGCTCATCAGTAGCTCCCAATGTTGTCTCAGTAGGTAACTTAGGGAATACTAACTGAAAATTAGCCGGACTTGATTTATCTAAATTTACATTAATTGCCATTTTTATTGCTCACTAAAAACTTCATAAGTATATAGTATTTCACCATCAACATCATATCCACCTGCTGATAAGTACATAGTCTCAGAGGCTC